CGCAGCAATACCATCAATTGCTCTTCGCCAACGCGGCAAGTTGTCTTGCGGATGCGGGTTCGAAAGCGGCATTGGATGTCGATGATGCCAGTGCTCGCCAAGATCAATTCGCATATCATAACCAACGAGCAAAATTCGCTTCACTCCGAATTGCACCACCAGATTGAGACACTGAAATCCGGAATTGCCGCCTGCTCCCACGTAACCCAACCGATCAATGCAAAGTTCGTCGGACCTGACATTGGTGATCGTGATCTTCTGAATGTCCTTATAAATCTTGCAAGCCTCCAGCTCAGCTGAAATCTTCAGGCCTTTAAAAGTCCTTACACCATCATGCAACGTCCACCATTTGGTGTCACAGCCATAAAGCACATCGGCCCATGGAACAAGCCGCCAACTTTCATTGATAGCAACAACTCTAACTTTGTCCTGCAACAACTCGACGCCAGCCTTCTTGGCTGATGGACCAGACGCGACAATAGCAACTGTCTCATCTCGCCAATCGGGCCACCAATCAGGTCTCCCAGTGAGACTTTCCATCGCGGCCGGCGGGCCCGCGCTCACCATCGCTACCATTTTTACCGTCCTTACCGTGCTGCCCACGCTTGACAGCCAACTGCCAGTCAGAAGACGATTCAGGTTTAGTGGCCGTATCCACAAGTGCGACCCAACAGGACCCGCCATAAGTCGTGACGTCGCCCGCACAATATTCCTTCTGTCGCCACGTCCCGCGGTACAACATAGCCCGCGACCGATGCCGGAACTCCTTGACCACCTGACCGTCACGCCAATAACGGCGCAACAGCTCGCGGCCATCCGCGTCCAGCTCCTCGGTTAAATCCTCGATCCCGAGACCGTCCCTACCGTCTTTGCCGTTCACACCGTCCCGACCTTTCTCACCCTGGACGCCGGGCAACCCGTCGCGACCCGGTAAACCGTCCCGGCCACCCTCTCCGCGGGGCCCCACAGCGCCCAGGGCGCCGTCCTGGCCTGCGATTCCATCCTGCCCCTTCTCACCCTGCGGCCCGGCGGGCCCAGGCTCTCCACGAGGCCCTACAATGCCTGGAGCGCCATCCTTGCCCATGGAACCATCTTGCCCCTTCTCACCTGGCGGCCCGGCTGGCCCAGGCTCTCCACAAGGCCCTATGATACCCACAGCGCCATCCTTGCCCATAACACCATCCAGCCCCGTTTCACCCGGCGGCCCGATTGGCCCAGCAGGCCCGACCGGCCCAGCTGGCCCAGGATCGCCATCACGTCCTGCAGGACCGATAGCACCGTCAGCACCAGCCTGACCGTCTACGCCATCCGTACCAGCCGGTCCTATTGGCCCCAGCTCACCACGTTCGCCAGGCAACCCATCCTTACCGTCCAGGCCATCCTTGCCATCAAAACCAGGATCACCCTTGTCACCTTTGAGTGGGGTCATGTGCTCCAACGCATCCAAGCGAGCACCGAGTGCAAACAGCCGCTCGGTAAAATCCATCCGAAGCAACTGAATCTCCGCAGCAAGAACCGGAGCGATGCCTCTGACGATAGCCTCGACGTGCTGATGATTCATCATTTTCGCAATCGCTCAAGTTCGTGCCTCATGGCCCAACTGGCCAACTGCGCTACTGCGGCTGCGTCTTCAGTATCAGTTGAACCGCCAGACGTGTCAGGAGCAGGAGCAGGCTCCGGCGGTTTAGACTTGGCGAACGGATCCGCACTGGTGTCACGTTTGTTCAATGCGGCTAAAGAATAATTTTGCTGCTGCAGATATGGCGTATTGCCACCGACGACCGGCGGCAAATTGAGCCGACGACGCGATTCATTCGGCATCTTAATGCCAGCACCAACGGCTTTGCCTTCGCTCTCGACCAACGTCGCAGTGTCCATCCGCAACAGATCATCTAGATCAAATTCAGTTCCATACGTTTTTCCAACTACCTCGACCAGACCAAGTCCTTCATCGAGCGACAGCTCGATCGCTTCGAAATATTTCTGCAGTGTATGCGAATAGTACTGCTGATTGAGCGCTTCAATATTGTTGTAACTTGGTGGATCAGTTGCTCCCACCATGTGCGCCGGCACACCGAACGCGGAACAAACCATCTTGGCTGACATCCCGAGCTGCTCGATCAACTGACTGTCGACAGCAGTGAACGCAAGCGGTTCGAACTTCAGACCAAACGGAAACACTGCGACCTTGCCAGCCTTGCCACCCTGAAATTCCGTCGACCAAAATTCTTTGATACGATCCGCTTCCTTCTTCGGAATTTCACCTGGCGCAGTCAAAATGCCGCTCGGCTGCGCCCGGTTCTCAAAGAACGCCGACGATTGCGATTGAATACGCAATCCCTGCGTCGCAGGCAGCGCTGCCGCAATCAATGGCGGAATGCCGCATAGTGGGTGATAGCGTATCGACGTCACATCGTGGATGATCTCAGACGCTGGAACGACAGCTTCAGCCGGAAGATCAGCGAGATTATCGGCGCTCAGCTTATAATAGACGTCGCCATCAGGTGCGACCTGCGGCGAGACCGAGCGATAATCAAGCACGTACAACTCGACGACGACACCACGATTATCACGAACCTTGCGCACATAGGTGTTGCCATGAATCAACTTCGAGCAAATCCATGACTCGAAGAACTGAATTCGATTCTGATAACTGTTGGGCTTGCGAAGTACAGGCGAGAACGACGCCGATTGCGTCTCTTGCCAGATCCCGTTCTCGTTCTGCTCGACCAAACGAATACGGCATTTGGCAATATCTGACGCGATACGCTCAATGCAAGCGTAGACAGCGTGATAGGCAAGCAAACTCTCGCCACGCAATTCGATGTTACGCTGCCATGCACCTGTAAATGGCTCACGCACAACCGGGAACCAACCACCGCCACTGCCAACAGCCGACATCAACGTGTCGTTATATTGTTTCGATCGCACAATCTCGAAACCAAAAATACGCATCATTCGTCCTCTACGCGCATGTCACGACGATGATAACGTTTGTTAGTTTGCTTCTCTTTCTCTTCCAACGGCTTGCTCTCCGTCTCCACGACTTTGGTGGCAACACGCGATGACGCTGCACGTGCTCGCCCAAACTGAATCCAGACCTTGGCTTCAAGATCAGGTGCTTCGAACACCTCACCAGCACGAACCAGTCGCCCATAGACCCGATGTTCGTGCCCCTCATTCATCACCAATCGCATCGCTCTACTCCTGAAAAGCGGGAGAAATCTGGGGGGAGGTCACGACCCAAAATTTCTCCCGCCAACACACCGGACCAGCCAAGGTTACCCGGTGTAGACTGCGTTGCTGAGATAGCTCACGGCAGTTGAACGCCGCTTGACCCAGTTGATGAATCGCTCGGCACGAATACCGACTGAGTTGGTTTGCCACAAAGATTGGAACAACGTCGACGCAGTCGGTGGCGAGTCAGGTGCAGTTTCCATTTGCAGCGACGCTTCACGGCTGGCATCGACAGTGACTTGCCCATCATCCGCCAGCAAAATCTCACGTGCTGACAACAGAATGATAGGCCAGCCTTCTGTCGGCGAACCCGTGGTCGACGGAATGTTCTCCGACACAACAATCGGAACTCCCTGCACCGATCCGCCCGCGGCACTAGCGGTCGGAAACATTGGCGCGCCAAATGAATTCAGCAGCGAGCCAATCCGCATCGCAACTTGCTGTGTCGTGATGAGCACAGCAGATTCAAGCGACAGATTGTTAGTCAAAAACTGTCCGAACAAACGATTAAGATCGGCCAGGAAAGCAGCACCCGTCGTTCCCGTAGGCGTAAGTGCCGTCACACCATTGGTGATCGATGCAGGACTGATACCGGTCGCAGCTTTCGTCGGATCCACGAACTGTGAATCCATGAAGGCCACGATCGATCGAGTCAGATCATCACGAATGATTCCTTCAGCCGCGGGATCACTCGCGCGGATCAGCTCTTCTGTTGTGACGACGATCCCGGCAATTTTCGCGAAGTCCAACGTAATCGAATCGAACGCCAACGAAGAGAGTGGTTTCGGGGCGCCTTCGCCGACCCAGTTGACAGTCGACGCTGTCGTCTGTCGCGGCACCCTGATCTTGAACGGCACACGTGTCAGTCCCGGAATACGTCCGATGATCGTGAGTGCTCGAAGGTACTCGGCATATTGACTTGACAAGATCTGATAGTTGACCAGCGGACCGGCCCAAGTCGTATCAGTCGTGGTTCCAGCCGCGACCGGTGCCTTCAGCACAGCAGCGACCTCAGGCGTCTCTGCCATCCATTGCGGATTTGAACTCGCAATCTCATGCGCCGGAATGCTGTCGAGCCGAGACCACATCTTAGCCTTGACCAAACGAATGAACGGACGCCACGGCTCGACTTCCTTGTGCCGCACGCTCACACGCACATCGCCACCACCATTGACACTGCTACGAGACTGCGTTGCCTGAATGATGTCAGCCGCCTTGACGGTGACTGCCTTCTGCTTGTTGCTCTCTTCCAGCTCACGCAGCCGCATCAAGTGATTGTCGATCGACTTGATCTCGGCGACGAGAGCGTCGTAGTCCTCGGTCTGCGTCGAATCCAGCGTCTCACCACTCTCAGCGCTCTTCTCCATAATCTCATCACGCTGAGCGGCTTTCGCAGCTCGCGTGTTCTCGAACGAAGCAATCGTTTCAGCGATTGATTTCTTCATAGCTCGTTTGGCCTCCTTGGCCACGACAGATGTGGATTTTGCCGTGACGCCGGCAGACAACACTCGTTCACCGCTGCCTTGCTTCTGACCTGACGCGGTCAGCAAAGCATCATCGATCGAGCGAATTGCATGAATTGTTGCATCAGCATTAGCTGGAATCGTGACGAGGCTCAGCTCGAGCCATTCCCATGTTTTGATATGCCAGCCGCCCTCTTTCAGGATCTCAAAATCATCAATTGTGAAACCGATGCTGACGGCACCAACCAATTTGGCTTTGACAGCTTGCCAAGCCTTATCGACCATATTCTTGAGTTCGCCGGGTTCTTCGATCTTAGCAATGCGCGCACGAAATGGGATGCCATCTTTTGTCGGCCGTGCAAACTCAACGTGTCCGACCGGAGAATCAGATCGATGCTGCCACAACAGCGGCATCGGAACGCTAAACTTCGCGCCCATCGAATCAACAACATCACCCTGCCGATCGAGCCTTGGCGTACTGGCGATGCCCTCAATGAGCCGCTCTTCATCAGCGAATGACTTGATACTGAGAGTCGAATAGGCGCGATTGAGCTGCATGATCATTTTCCTCGACGAGAGCGCTTGGCCTTGCGCGCAGTGCTTAGGGCAATCGCGATAGCCTGACGCTGCGGCTTACCGTGTCGCATCTCAGTACGGATGTTGCGGCTGATAGTTTTACGGCTGTATCCACGTTTCAATGGCATGTCATCCTCCCGCTTTAACACAGATCCATCGATCATCACTCAGCACCCACACCTGTCCGGCGGGGCACCTATCCCGATCAAGTGATACTGCCAGCAAGACAAAGAAAATGACCGCAGCTATAAAAATCAAAACAGCTGCACGCGTCATCGATGCAGAGGCGGTCCAAAAACTTGCCAGCCCAACAACAAAAACAAAACAAACAGCAACAAGGCACTGCCAGCGGGTCCGTAGGTGCCAGCATAGCCGAAGTGCCAACTTAGATTGAACACCAGCCAAATCAGCATCAGAATCCAGTAGCAAAGACCAAGAGTCATGACCATTTCCTTCGCGACGTCAAAGAATAGGGAGGGTACCGTGCGTGGTTCGTCACGGCACCCTCCCTCTCCTGTGCGGACGTCAAGATTCTCCTAGCGTAACGATTACACCGAGAGGCCGTCCCGGCGCGGTAGAACTGAGCTACGATAGGACAAACATTTCGAACGAGGGTTCCTTAACCTCTTCCAGATTGGCAATGCCAACCGCCATTGCCAGCGCCACCATACCGTCGATACGACGCGTGCTCTTCTGTTTGCTGAGTTTACGATTGTTCTGCGGATCAGTGACGACAACCGAAGCATCAGCGCACATCGTCAGCACTGGATGATTGCCATGCGCCATCTTGCTATTGAGGATCAACGACTCCAGATCACGCAAAGCCGGCGACATCGACTGGAAGCCCTGCCTAAACTCG